CTTGAGCATTACGCGCAATTCTGGATGCTCAGGAAAAGCATCCACTACCGGTCGAAAGACGGTATCGACAATTGCTACCTGCTCAACGGTTCGGACCTGATGGTCAAAACTGTCCCAATCGAAGGGCATACACCATTTCGTCTGACCCCACGCCAACATCCTTTTCATCCGCTCTTCCTGCTGCGAAACGCTCTCACCAATTGACGAACCCTCCCAACCGTCATACGCTCCATTAAGCATCTCCAGAAACCACGCCATCTTGAGGTAGTTAAATAAGTCTGAACTGTAGGCGACTCGTATCTTACCAAGTTCTGACTTAATTATTCCCGCATTCTGCTGTGAGTTTGTATCCCAGCACGCTTTAACCAAATCGTCGACACTGATGACATCCAAAACCAAGTTCTTTCGCACTTTAAACTTGACTTCCTCTCCATCCACTTCCGCTGTAATCTTACCTTCTGAACTGGCTCCCGAACGTGCCCAGGTACCACGCTTAACAAAGGCCGTGAAGTCCACATATCTGAACCTACTTGGATCCATGGTCAGATATTTTTCACATGCGGTTTTGAAAGGCATAGGAAAATGATGGATGGCGTCGCCCGTGACTGCTTTCTCGCACTCTTTGAAAAAGTCAAAGCCCAGTACTGGCGGATTTCTGTAACCGGTGAGCGTACCTAACTCCGTATAAGAAACGTGGGCCTCACCCTCGGTATCAACCGCTGATGTTTTGAAAACGTTATTAACAGCTTTACATACGCTACTTAGATGCTCCAGATCGCCGTCGAACACACCGAGCCAACGAACTCGCGCCAACCAAGCTTTACCGTGTAACCTCGTGAACCACCCCACATTCAACATCGTGATGTAGTCCCAGCCCTCCATACCACGCAGGAAGTCGACATACTCTTTCCATCCCTCTTTCAGCCTGAAAACGCTCCATAGATCGTACGCCCGTGTCCTCCTAATTGAAAGATCCTTGGCCGTACGTGGTTTGAATAGTTTTTGGAAGGCATCGTCACTCCCCCTTACCAACCAATCCGCCCAGGCCTCTGCTTTGGCCTCAGACGTCATAGTCTTCTCCTCCTCAACGTCCTCACCGCTGAGGTTTTTAGCCTTATCGGCTACCCAAATCGGCATTTGCTGCTTGACCCGAGACCATGACATTTT